AAGTTTCAGGCACAGTCACTGCTGATGGGCTGACTGTTGATACAGACACTTTATATGTTGATGCGACTAACAATAGGGTAGGTATTGGTACTACAAGTCCTAGCACTGCGCTTGAAGTTTCAGGCACAGTGACTGCTGATGGGCTGACTATAGAGTCAGATACTACCCCTCAAGCATTGGTCACAACCGATTCTACATCTGGTGTTGATGCTTCTATAGAAATTCGTGGGGCTAGGAATGCGCCTGCAATTGGTACTGACGTTTCATCCGTAATACTCTCAACATACGACAATGATACGAGCGATGTTAAGAACTTAGCAAAAATTACAAGTAGAAGTGTCGCTGCTGATACCGCTTTAAATTCACAAAAGCTGTCATTTTTACACAGGGTTAGTGGCGCGTTGTCAGAAGGTATGTATCTATACAGTAACGATATGATTGTACCGAACGGCAACGTAGGCATTGGCACTACGAGTCCTTCAACTAAACTTGAAGTTAACGGGTCATTCAAAGCATCCAGCCTAGCGTATCCAACCTCTGACGGAACAAATGGACAAGTATTAACTACCAATGGTAGTGGGACTCTTTCATTTGCTGATGCTGGTGGTGGAGCATTAGAGCTAATTTCTACAACAACCATTGGAACCTCAGTCACTCAGGTTGATATTACAAGTGGATTCTCTTCCTCATACGACACTTACTATATAGACGTTGTTGGGTTTTCTACCGTTGCCACTAGCAATAAGAAAGTTGAGATTCAGATATACGATAATAGTAGTCTTTTAACGGGGTCTTTTTATAGGTTTGTAGACGAGAGCGGCACCAATAATTCTACTGCGGCTAATATTGATATAGCCTCTATTGATACGACCAGAGATGATAGCGGATTTAGGGTTTCTATATTTAACGCTAATGATGCTGGCTGGGCTGTATCAAGCATGGGGCCTCGGAGTTTCTGTGGTGGTGGATTTTATGAATCAACCAATACTGGCCCTGTTACTGGCTTCAGGCTTTTATTTCAACAAGCTGTAACAGGCGGTAATATACGCATTTATGGGGTTAAGAATTCTTAGGAGTAAATAATGACTAGATATAAACAGATAAATAATGAGGTCGTTCCATTTTCTCCTGAAGAAGAAGCAGAATGGGACGCAAAAGAAGCATCTGATGCCGCTGATACAGTCAGGCAAGAGCGGGATAAATTACTTTCTGAGTCTGACTGGGTGACAGTTAAGGCTGTAGACCAAAACGCTCAAGACAATCTCGGAATACAGGTTCCGCAGGTTTGGTTGGATTACCGCCAGGCTCTTAGAGACATCACTGCTCAAGCAGGCTTTCCTAATAATGTAAAGTGGCCTACAAAACCGAGGTAAACAATGAACTGGACAATCGCAACACTTGAATCAAACATTGCTGATGGGGGCGTAACTGTAGCCCATTGGCGATGTAATGCAGAAGAAACCGTAGGTACTGGTGATAATGCGGTGACTTACACAGCATCCGCTTATGGTACTTGTGGTTTCACACCAGACGCTTCAGCAGATGGCTTTGTGGCTTATGCTGATTTAACTGAAGCTGACGTACTGGCTTGGGTATGGGATTCAGTAGATAAAGATTCTACAGAAGCCGCTCTCACAGCTAAGATTGAAGCTGACAAAAACCCTGTATCAACTACAGGAGTCCCTTGGTAAATAACGGAGAAATCTAATGAGTAAAGACAACAAAGCTCAAATGATTACGATTGATGAAGTTGAATACGACACCGCTGATTTTACAGAACAGCAGATTTTCCTAACTAACCATTGTTTAGATTTAGATAGGAAGATTGCCAATATGAACTTCCAGCTTCAGCAGTTGCAGGTTGGTAAGGATTCATTCTTGAAAATGTTAAAAGAGTCTTTGGAAACTGTAGACGAGTCAGTTGAAAGACATCTTGATTAAAAATACTTTTTGAGCGTTGGAATAAAAATGACTGAAGATAGACTACGGAGAGTCGAGCAGAAGATTGATTCGCTTCAAGAGGCAGTAGTCTCTTTGGCTAGGGTTGAGGAAAGACTCACTACTATCTTCAGTCGGCAAACTAAAATTGAAGAAAGGGTTAATTCAATGGATGAGAAAATATCCAGAATTAATCCAGTAATTGCGTTTGCTGAAAGGCTGTTTTGGATTCTTATCGTAGCCTATGTATCTGTAGGGGATAAACTTTGAGCCACTTTGTCACTGAGAATTTAATCATGGAGCCTGTTGATAAGGGTTGGAGACTGTTAACTCCCCTTAAATACTACAGCGAAACTCTAGGCCAGGAGATTAAAGTCCCTGCTGGATTTTTTACTGACCTAGCTAGTGTTCCAAGATTGTTCCGATGGCTAGTCCCTGTAGCCAATGCAAAGAATCGTAGAGCTGCGATTGTTCACGATTATCTATGTACCGCAACAGGACAAAAGTTCTACGGTATAGACCAGAGAATGGCAGATAAGATATTCAGAGAAGCCCTAGCTGTGTGTAACGTCCACCCAATAGGACAGTGGGCTATGTGGACACCAGTAAGGGTTTATCAGTGGGCAAAGGGGTTATTCAAATGATGGTTAAAGACGATATAAGGGCTATCTCCCTAATAGCTTTGATTGTATTTGTTCTAGTTATTACTGGTTGCGGTTCTCTTAACGCTACTGAAATGGGCAAGAAAGCTAGGGAAGTTGAGGAGGCTTTATGTCCTTTACAAACTGCCAAGAATTTAGACAACACCATTAATAACCTTTTTGACCTAGTTCCTATAGTAGCTTGGGAACCTGTTTGTAAAGAAGACTAAAATGTCTGTCGTAGAGTTTCCTGTCAACAAGATGGACGCTCTAGCAGAACTAGCTGATTCTGAGCTTAACGAATGGTGTGTAGAAAAGGTTGAGCAAGGATTAGACCCAGTATATCTAGTAGGGATTTTGCAATACAACGTCCACTATATGCTGGCTAACATGGTTGAGGAAGAGTAATGCCTATTGATAGTCCTAGTGGCCCACAAGGCGGGTATGTCCCTTTTGCTGGTATCTTTGACGCAATACTTCAAGATGCCGCGCAACGTGCATACATGGAAACAGAGGGTATGTATACGCAAGCTGAGGAGATGTTTGAGGCTGCTCAGAGGGATTTGCGTGATATTCAATATACCGTTCCTCAAGACCAACAAGCAGATGCTTTAGCGGAATATCTAAGAAAGTCTGGTTACTCTTCTCACGTTGTAGAGCAAACTTTAGGCATTCCACGTTCAGAGGTGGATGCTGCCTTGATGGCTGCTGGATACGATGTGTATGGGAATAAACTCCCTGAAGAAGATGTATTTGCTGACACTACAGCTAGTGAAGTAACTCTTGCTGTTCCTGACCTTGGTGACTTTGTTGGGCCAGTGCAGCCTTTTGTTGGGCCTCCTGAGCCTGAAGCAGATACTGATGAACCTAAAGCAGACACTGATGAACAACCAAAAATGGTTGACTTGGTTGAAGAAGTTCCAGGCGTTGTAACAGATGACCCTTCTAAAATTTGGAAAAAGACCAAAACAGATGACCTTAGTTTAGAAGAGGTTATTAATACTGCCTTTGATATTTTTGGAGCCTTTAACAAAGAAGCAATAAACAGTGTTGTAGATATTGTTAACGACAGGGGCATATCTGTTCAGGAAGTAGCCAATGCTACAGGTAACAGTGTTGAGTCTATTAACCAAGCTGCTGCGGAATCTGGCACTGCGATTGAGAATCAAGGCACTGGAGATACCGCTGGAAATGGAGCGGGGGATGGTGATGGTATGGGAGATACTGGTGGAACTCCTAAAGTCACAACGCCAACAACCCCTACAACACCCACTCCAATACCCACTCCAACGCCCACTCCAACACCTGAGCCAGATGATGAGCCGCCAAGTGGGATATTTACTGGGCCTCCAGGAGACGATACGCCACCTCCTGAGACGCCTATTCAAATCCTGACTGAGACTCCAACTCCTCAGATAACACCTGAGCCAACTCCTCAGATGGGATTGTTAGCTATTATTCAAAATACTCCTGTAACCGAACAGATGTTTTCAAGAGAATTATTTGAGCCAAAACTTAAACAGCTAGATAACGTAGCTCAGGCTTTGGGAATGATTCAATCTATAGGAAGGCGATTCTAATGACATACTTAGACTTAATTAATAACGTCCTCCGCAGATTACGGGAGGATACAGTTACAACTGTTAACGAAACAGACTACTCCCATTTGATTGGTGACTTAGTTAATGACGCTAAGAAGATAGTTGAGAACTCTTTTGACTGGACTGCCCTTAGAGATTCTATAACCATAAATACTGTAAGCGGGACGGATACCTACTCACTTACAGGTAGTGGTGACTTGGCAGTAGTTAAAGACGTAATGAACACTACGTCCAAAAGATTCATGCACCTTAGAAGTAAAGAGTATTTTAACAACGTAAACTATAACACCGCTCCAATAACAGGTTCGCCTGATTACTTTACATTTGTAGGTGTAGACTCTAATAGGGATTTACAAATTCAGGTCTATCCGCAGCCTGATGCCATATACGCTTTAAGGTTTGACGTAGCTAAACCCCAGACTGATTTGTCTAACGATTCAGATACTTTGTCAGTACCCACTAACCCCGTAATCCAATTAGCCTACGCTATGGCTCTTAGGGA